GAAGTTTTTAATTTAATTAGGTAATTATTATGGGAGTTTTAGGAGACAAATTGGCAGCGGCTATACAAGAACAAAAAGAACAAGAACTTGCAGCTAAAAATAATGTAAATAACTTTGTTTGGAAAGGCCCAAAAAGAGAAATTGCAGGGATGCGAGTTCAATCTGAAGTAAAGTTAGTTGACGCCACTCCAGAACAGTTGAAAGATTTCTATAAGCATTGTATTTCAATGCTATATAGTACAGACAAACAAAATCCTGGAAGATATATTCTAAAGGATATTGTTAAAGATCAAATTAATAGATGTAATGCAGAACTTTGTTTAAGATGGTTAGAAAATAAATATCAACACGATGATAATAGAGATGCACATCCACGTTTTGTAATTTGTAAACTTCTAAGAGATTTCTTAGATTCTAAGAAAGATGTTCTTGAAAAGAATTGGAAAGATACTCTTACATTTCCGGATGTATTTACAAATGGTCCAGAAGAATTTAGAGATGTTCTAATTGATAACATTCTTAACGGATGTCTTGACACTCTAGGTATCTTTGACAGACGCCATTTATCTCTTAATTTTATTACTAAACTTGGTGTATGGTTTACACAAGCAGAACTTCTTGAACTTACAGAAAAGGATCCAAAAACTGGAAAGAATAAAGATAGACTTGATGTAATTCGTGAACGTCTTGGCTTAAAGGCTTCTACTAAGATTCATGTAAATCAAGGTAAAGGTCTTACTTATACTGAGCTTCGAGCCATGCTTACTTTAAAGAGTAAGAAATATTCTGATTTAACAACTGACCAACTATTGACCTTGAGAAACAAAGTTTTGTATCGTTTTTCAGATGAAATAGATTATCATATTAGTCAATGGGAAGAAAGAATTGAGCAACTTGAAAAAGTAGCAAACATGAAAGGATTCTCATTGATAGAACCTAATAAAGAAAATGCTGAATAACTTACGTTGGTATCTTACATCCCAAGCTGAATTTATAACAGCTTTAGCTTGTGGATTAATAGATGCCGGAATTAGACTTATTTAAATCAGTTGATAGAACTACTCGTCAAAAACAATGTGTAAAAACTTGGTTAGGTAATAAGTGTAAAGGAACTGTAGTGGCCTGTACAGGTTTTGGAAAAACCCGCATAGCATTAATAGGATTACAAGCAATTATAAAAAAGTACCCACAATTTAGAGTACTTATAGTAGTTCCCACTGAAACTTTAAAAAATCAGTGGACAAAACTATTAGATGAATGGGGACTTGGATTAAATTGCGATGTACAGATTATAAATACAGTTATTAAACGTAAATGGAATTGTGATATATTAGTAATCGATGAGATACATAGAACTCCCAGTGATACGTTCCAAGAAGTATTTAGTACAGTTATTTATAAATATATCCTAGGTTTAACAGCTACTTTTGAAAGGCTTGATGGAAAAGAAGAAATCATAAAAAAATATTGTCCTGTTATCGACACTATTACAACAGAAGAAGCATTATTTAATGGATGGGTTTCCCAATTCGTAGAATATTTAGTTATTCTTGATGTGGATGATATTGACACATATAAAGGTTATAATAAAGAATTTATTGAACATTTTGAATTTTTTAATTATGACTTTGGAAGAGCAAAAAGTTGTCTTGGTCCTAATGGATATAAAGAGAGGATTGCTATTCGTGATGAAAGATTGCCTCGTAATGCTTCAAAGGAAGATAAGACTAATATGCTTAAAAATGTTATATATCATGCAATGGGATTTCAAAGAGCAATGAATGCTAGAAAAGTATTTATTTATAACCATCCAAAGAAAATAGAAGTCTGTAGAGAAATACTTAACGCACGAAAGGATAAGAAAATTATTACATTCTCTAATAATGTTAAAATGGCTGAAGCTATTGAAAATAAGAAGAATGTATATACCGGAAAAACTTCTAAGAAGAAGGGCGATAAGATGATAGCAGATTTTGATGTTGCAGAATCTGGAACACTACATTCCTGTGCTCGATTAAATGAAGGCGCGGACTTGCATGGAGCTTCTGTAGCAATAATATTAGGATTAGATTCATCTAAGACTAAAGCCACACAAAGAAGAGGACGTGTAATTAGATATGCACCTAATAAATGCGCTGAAATATTTAACCTTGTTATAAATCACACAACCGAGTTAGAATGGTTCAAAAAGAGCCACCAAGGGGATAGTTATAAAATTATAGACGAACATGGTTTATATCAGGTTCTAAGTGGTGAAGAGCCTGATGAATATAAGAAACCTGTTCCAAGATTTAGTTTTAGATACTAATTATGTTAGACGATTTATTGAATGAATTTAGCGTTCTTATCCAATATGTTGGAAATAAACGCTGGAGATACCGTGTAGGCACTAATGGTAATTGGTACATGAGCAGTACCTACGGAAGTGCACGAGATGCAGAGAAGGCACTCGAAGCAGATATTGATGAAATAGAACATACTTTACACAATCCAACTCCGAGAGGAGATTAATAAGTAACAGTTAAGATAAGTAGCTAACAATTGCTTATTGTTAATTGTTTTGAATAAATTTGACTATACTATTGACAACGAGATGTTATTAATGGAGAAATATCAATTAACTCCAAATGAATTATTTGTTGTAAAAATTATATTTCTTTATAGGGAAGAATATCCCGAAAACTATATATTTAGATATTTATCTATACCAGATAATAAAGAATCTTTTAGAGATATTCTAGTATCTTTACAAAATAAAGGTATTATTCTAAAGTCTTATAAAATCCCTGCGAAGGGACAAGAATTCAAACCTGAAGAGGTGGAATTTAATAAGAATTTTGGTAAGAATTTCTTTAAATCTGCCTTTGATATGGGAAAAGACTTATTTGAGCATTACCCAATGTTTGGAAATATTAATGGACAAACAGTATCATTAAGAGGCATATCTAAGAAATTTGATAGTCTAGAAGATTTCTTTAGATTTTATGGTAAAGCCATTAAATGGGATCCAGAGCTTCATCAAAAGATACTGGATTTAATAGACTGGGAACAAGATAATAATGTTGGATATATATGTTTTTCATTAGCAACATTCGTTATTGAACACAAATGGGAAGAACTAGAAGCTTTAAAGGAAGGAAAGATTGCTAATATTAATTTTAATGCAATTAGACAGCTTTGATATCCCAATCTCTACTTAAAGAAATAGATAGAGGTAGAGAAGGAAAGAATCACGGTTATAGTATGGGTTTACCCAAACTAGAATCTGTTATTGATGGCGTAATGAAATCAACTTCTACTTTATTATTTTCTACTACTGGAAGTGGAAAGTCATCTTTGGCATTATATGCATATGTATATAAGCCGTTATGTGACCACCTAGAGGATGGAAAATTTAAGGTAAGTTACTATTCTTTAGAAATGTCAGCGGATATGATATTTGGTAAATTACTTTCTATGCATATGTTTGAAACATACGGAATTGATGTTTCTATTAAAGAACTATTATCTAGAAAGAAAAATTATACTTTGCCAGATGAAATATACGAAATGGTTCTAGAGAGTATGGATTGGCTTAATAAAGTAGAAAAGGTTATAACTATTTATGATAAAACTTGTAATGCAGATATTCTGTATGCCTCTTTAATGGCAGAGTTAAATAATGAAGGCAAGTTTACAGAGTTAAAAAATCGTAAGATTTATACTCCAAACAATCCTGATTTAATTCATTTAGTAGTTATAGACCATATTTCATTACTTCAACCAAAACCTGGAAGAAAATTAAAAGAAGAAATTGATTTAACTTCGGCTTATTTAGTAACATTAAGAAATATGTGTGGAATAAGTCCGTTGGTAATTATGCAGGCCAATAGAGAGTCTGGTAGTATGGACAGAAGAAAGTTTGGTTTGAATAATTTAAGAATTGATGATACTAAAGATTCAGGTAATGTGGCTCAAGATAGTGAAGTGATTATTTCCATCTTTAATCCTCATCGTGAAAAATTAAATTCGTATAATGAATACGACATCAGTATATTACAAGATAAGTTTCGCTCTATAACGGTTCTAAAGAATAGATATGGAGATAGTGATGTAGAAGTAGGTTGTAATTTCTTTGGACATAATGGTATGTGGAAAGAATTACCTAAAGGAAATCAAATATTTGATTTCACTAAATATACTGATCCAGCTTATCTGTTAAGGAATGATGAATTAGAAGATACTAAAGACGTCCCAGATGAAATATTAGAAGAAAAACCAAAAATAAGTTTTGTACTTTGAGTAATTTTGTAATTATATTGGGTTCCAGTGGTACTGGAAAGTCTACTTCTATTAAAACTTTAAATCCAGAAGAGACTTATATTATAAATGTATTAGGTAAATCTCTTCCATTTAAAGGAAGTAAGAAAAATTATAGCAAAGATAATAAGAATATTGTAGCAACATGTAACTGGAATAACGTAGAAAAGGTATTAACGGTTATTAATGATAAGAAAGAAAATATTAAGAATATTATCATTGATGATGCCATCTATATTATGAGAACAGAATTCTTTGATAGAAGTTCTGAAAGAGGTTATGACAAATATAATGAATTAGCTGATCATTTTAGAAAAATTGTAGCTAAATGTAATTCTTTGAGAGATGATATTACAGTATTTATAATGTTACATACTGAACCTGTAGAATCTGATGGAGGTATCAGAACCTATAAATCTAGTTCAGTTGGTAAATTATTGGATAAAATGTATAATCCTCTTGAAAGTAGTACTATAACATTATTTAGTCAACCTAAATATGATGATGTTTCTGGTAAACCTATTTATGGTTTTTATACACATACTATGAGAGTAGATGGTGTAGAAATTCCAGCTAAAACTCCAGACGGCATGTTTGAAGAAGATTTTATTCCAAATGATTTACAGATGGTTGTTAATAATATTAAATCTTATTACGAAGGCGAATGAAACTTTATAAAGTAACCACTACTATTGAATGGGTTGATGAAAACACTGGAGAAATTGTAAAAGAAACTAGAGAGTTGAAAGATGATACCATTAAGAAGCCAAGAGCAACTAGCTCTTCTTCTAAATCTAAAGTAGCTGAAAATCCAACCCCAATTCTTACTCTTGAAGATAATAAATATGTCTTAACTACAGGAGCTGTTGAAGCTCTAGGTGTAGAAGCAGGTGATAGAATTGATATTAAATTCCAAAAGGTAGGTAAAGTTACTATTCCTGTAATCGGTTCTAATGAAGTATTTGGAACCAAGGGTGGTAATAAACTTACTAAAACAAATACTGTAAGTTATCGTGGTAAAGCTAACGAGGAACTTGCTGCATTTGGTACTGAATTTACATTCGAGGAACATCCAAGTAAAGAAGGTTTATTTATCTTAAGAGGTGAAAATACTCCAGGTGTAACTCCTGAGAAGGAAGAGCCTAAACCAGAACCCGAAGAAGAAGAAATAGAAGATTTAGTAGACGATTTAGTAGATGATGCCGAAGAAATATCTGAAGACGATTTTTCTTTTGACGAACTTTAATTGTGAAATTAAAGAACTTTATAGATAATTCCATTATTTAGATACTTCTTATATTTATTTAATGAATTTGAAATAATATGGCATTAAATTTTGGTAGTGTTGCCAGCATTAACACAAACGCTGGAGGTAGTTATTTAAGAGCTTGGAATATTTATGATAATGTTAAATTTGAAGGCATTAGTGATGAAATAAGTGGAAACCGCCAAGACGGTGGAACTTGGAGAGCTTGGGACTTTACATTTACAAGTCCACAAGGTTCTTATAGAGAAAGAATTTTTGAACCTAATGAACAAGGTCAAAATAGACGTAAAGTTCAAAACGCTAATGGCCACGAAACTGAACTTCCTTCTGATATGGAAAGAGTTCTTTACTTTGCAGCTCAAGTTGTAGATACTTATGCAAAGGATAAGTATGAAAAGTATGTACAAGCATGTGCTAAAATTAGTACATTCGATCAATTTATCGCACTTTTACATAAAGTGTTAGATGGAACAACTGTAACATCAAATCTGCTATTAGCAGGTCGTAATAATAATGGTACTGTATATGCAGCACTTCCTAACTTTGTAAGAGTTAATAGTAAGACTAGAGAGGCTTATACTTCTGAAAGATTCTTAGGAGATTCTCTTGGATTCTCTGCTTGGGAACTTCAGCAAAAGAAAGCTTATGAAAGTGCTCGTCCTACAAATATGCCTGATGAAGGTAATGATGGAAATACAGTAGATACTCAGTCTGACGAAAACTTTGATGACTTAATGGCTGATTTGTAATCCTCAAAGTAAATAATTATATTTGAGGTATTAATTAATATGAATATATGGATTTCAGAATTAAACCTCAGATTGATAAAAATTATTTACTTTCTTATTATTCTGAAGAAACTTATTTAAGTCATTATTTAAATCTTCCTGTTAAAAAAGGTTTATTTAAGAACCCTTTAAGGAGAGATAATAAAGTGACTTGTTCTTTTTATAAAAGTAAATCTGGAGATATACTATTTCACGATTTCGCCACAGGTGAACAGCTTAATTTCATTGGTGTAGTAATGTCTAAATATAATGTTGGATATTATGAAGCAATGAGTATTATTGCAGAAGACTTCGGATTAAAGGAGTCTAAACGAAACTCCAAGAACTATCAAAAACTCTCAATCAAAGATGCTCCTAAGTTTGAAGACTCTGGTCCATCAAAAATAGGAGTAGAAATCAAAAATTTTACAAAAGCTGAACTTGATTGGTGGAAAGAATATGGTGTGTCTCCAGAAATACTTAAAAAATATAATGTATATTCTTGTAAAAATGTATTCTTAAATGATAAATTATTTACTACTAATAGCAAATTAACCTTTGGATATTATGGTGGTAAATTAGAAGGAATGGAATTATGGAGAATATATTATTCTCAAAGGGAACAATATAGGTTTTTAACTAATTGGCCTTCTAAAAAAGTCCAAGGATATAAACAGTTACCAAAAGAAGGTAAATTATTAGTAATCACAAAATCAATGAAAGATGTTATGTGTTTGGCAGGGCTGGGAATATCAGCTATTGCTCCAAACTCAGAAAACATTTTTATTAGTGATAAGATGTTAGAAGACCTTAAAAAACGGTTTAAACACATTGTCGTATTTTATGATAATGATAGACCTGGACTTCGTAATATGGTCAAGATTAGAAAAAATCATCCAGAATTAAATTTCTTTTGGATACCTTTAGACAAAGAAGCTAAAGATATAAGTGATTTTTATAAAAAGTTCAAAAGACAAAAGACTTTAGAATTTATTAAAGAAAGTATATTAAAATTAAAATAGCAATGGCAAAACGTTAGAAAGAATTAAATACTTCTTGTAGAGCCACTTTTAAAGATGGTCATACAGAAGATTTTGCTTCTATTGAAGAAGCTAGTGAAAAAACTGGATTAAGTGTAGCCAGTATAAAAATACGCTGTAATAAAAAAGGATGTGGAGGAAAAGATAAAACAACCTTTGAATGGTTAGATGAACATACAAAACGCTCTTATCAAGCAAAAAAGAGTAGAAATAAAGGTAGTGCTTGGGAATTAGAAATTGTGCATAAGTTAAATGAATTAGGGTTTGAAGTAAAAAATGCACGAGGTGAAAGTAAATTCCTTGATAATAGTAAAATAGATATTGCCGATATGAGAGGAGATTTACCTTGTAATATACAAGCTAAACACCTTGCAAATACTCCAAGTTATTTTGCTATAAGAGACGCATGTCCAGATAAAGAAAAACCATTCTGTATATTATGGAAACAATCATCTACTGGAGAAGGTAATAGCAAGGGCAGTATTGCTATGATCCCAACCGATTTTTTCTATGAGTTATTACAACTTTGTTTAAATAAATGAATAAATATATTTGGGCAGAATTTGAAGATGGCGAAGCTATGCCTGTAATTAAAAAAATAGTCGCCAACAATTATAAAGAGGCTATTGAAAAAATAGCTGAACAGTATGAAGAATATTTAGATATGGAACTTGATTATGATAGTTGGGAAGTATTAGGAGATTCCCTTGATGAACAAGGTGTCCATATCAGCGAAAAGTTATTAGATATAGAAGAATTATAATGTTAAGAATAGGATTAGATTTAGATCAAACAATTGATGATTTTTATGGGGCGTATTTTGAAAGATTTGGTATTCCAAAAAAGGAAAGTGAAATCACAAAGAATGTTCAAAGAAAGTTATCAAAAGATAAAGAGTTTTGGCTTAATTTGCCAGTACTTAGGCGTCCTAATTTTGTACCTGCTCTTTATTGCACCGCGAGAGTAAATCCTAAATCTTGGACTAAACAATATTTGGAAAAAGAAGGATTTCCTAAAGCTCCCGTATATCAAGTTCCTGGATATTGTGCTGATAAAGGAATGAGAATTAAAGGAAGAGTAGATGTTTTTATTGATGATTCAGTACACAATTTCGAGAAACTTAATAAGGATGGAATCCCTTGTTTGTTAATGGATAGTCCTTATAATCAAAATTATAATACAAAACATAGAATTTATAATCTTGATATAATAGAAATCGAAATTGCATATAAGAAGTTAAAAAATGAAATTAAGTGAAATTAAAATTACTCCAATTATCGAATCTTTGAGATTGGAGAATATTGATGATGATGTATATTTCTCTGAGAAGTTTGCTAATTATATTAGTAATTCAAGGCTAAAAGATATAGACCCTGATGAAGAAGGAACTCCAGAGAAATTCTTTGAAACAAGACCAAAACTTTATAGTGATAGTTTGTACTTTGGAAGTGCTATTCATGAATTGACTTTACAACCAGAATCTTTTGAATTGGTTGAAAATATTGATAGGCCTACTGCAAAAGCAGGATTTATGGCTGATGAACTTTATAGTCCAGATGGTATAACTCCTACTGATGAACAAATTATTGAAGCCTCTAATAAGATTGGTTATTATAAGGATAAAATGACCGAGAATAGAATTACAGAACTTAGAAATAAATGTAATGCTTATTGGAGAAATCGTGCTCTATATGAAAATGGGAAGACTTTTGAAAAGAATCAAATTTATATAGATGAAAAAGGAAGAGAAAAAATAGACAAATGCTTAAAGTCTTTAAAAAAGAACAAAGAAATTCAAGACCTTCTTCATCCTAAAGGAATTACAGAGGATCCCATTGTTGGAAATGAGCAAGCGCTTCTGATGGATGTTCTTGTAGAAGCTCCTGGTAATAAACCTTTCAAATTAAGACTCAAAAGTAAACTAGATAATTTTTCTATTGATAAGGAATCTAACACTATTACTGTTAATGACTTAAAGACTACAGGTAAATATATTACCCAGTTTGATGGTGCTGTTGAGAAATATCACTATTATAGGGAAATGGCTTTGTATTGTTGGTTATTAAGTCTTTACTGTAAACATAAGTTAGGAATGGAGAAACCAATTATTAAGAGTAATTTCTTAGTAGTAGAAACTTTTCCAGATTTCTATACTAAAGTCAGTCCAATGACTTCTAAACTTTTTAAGAAAGGATTTGATGAATTTAGTAAATTGTTAAAACTTGTAGCATTTTATTGTTGTGATGGCAATGGATATGAAGGATTCCGAGAGGATGTCGAAACTGACATACCAACAGAGAGCTGAATTATTTAAAGATTTATTTAGTTTAGGTTTTATTAATTCAGATATCAATGAAAAGCTCGCCTTAATAGCTTTAATTGGTTATACAGTTATGAAACTTAGGGAAAAGAAGCCGGATGTATCATATTATCAAGTAGTTAGAAAACTTGCAGAAGGAACTGGACTACATGAAGAACTGATATGGGCTATTGCGATAATAGCTGAAGACTTTTCCTACGGTTGTAAGGATTTTCCTAAGTTTGGTTTGGAAGAAAAGCAAATTGTTCCGAAAATTAAGGATATTATGAGAAAATATATGCCTTTTTAAAAATACAAGTTAAACTAAATATTTCTTTTATTAACACTTATTAACACTAGTCTGCTTGGATTAGGTTTAATAAGTGTTTATATTTGTAACACAACCTTCGAAGAGAAGGTGATGATGATTAGATAATTGTAAATTTTTAGATGATTTTTAATGAAAATGAATTAATATTTTACAATTATGGAAACAAAGTTTTTAAATTTTAAGAAAGTAGAAGTAACAGGAGCAACAAAAGAAGAAGCAGTAAACAAAGCCCCATTTTTCATTCAAGGAGATGCAACTCAGGCATATAAGAATTGGAAGAAAAAGCAAGTAAACGGTGTTACCGAAGCTGGAACTAAGGAGTTTATGTTAGAGTATCTTGCAAAGAAATCTAAGAATGCTCCAGGTATTGGATTTGCTATCACAATCGAGGCTGCAGTGCCCGATACAAGAGAGCGTCCTTACACATTTAAAGATGTAAAGAACGAGCAGGGAAAGAGAAAGTATAAGACTACTTATCAGCTCGTAGACAAAGCTACTGGTGAAATTATCGCTTCCACACAGGAAACAAAAGCCAAGGCTAAGGAGATTGCAAAGAACCTTTATAAAGAGAAGGGTTATAAAGGAAACATTATTTGTACTTATACTAAGCAAGTTGCTGAAGGTGAGCCTGTTGCTTTCGAAGTAACATATACTCCTTCAAAGAGTTCTAAAGTAGGTACATATTTAGTATTTGGTATTGAAGCCTAAACTTCTGCTTTTTGATTTTTAAAAAGTAACTATTAATATGAAGGGGTGGTTATCGGATAATATCTGGTAATCACCCCTTTATTTTTTTGTCTAATCTGATTACTACAGTTCTGAGAAGAACTTACATTTATGTGTACAAAATTAATTAATAAAATAAGTGGGGAAGAATTTTATAAGAAGATAACATTAGGAAGAGATGAGATAATTAATTCAGAAGAAAGATTAGAACAATTTTTTGGCCTTTTTTATGTATATTCAACAGGAGGTGGTATTTGGTGTGGTAAAACAAAATATCCGCATACTCGAAGTGCTAATGATGGGTTATTTGAAATGGAACTTAAATCAGGTGAGAATTTTTATGTTTTACAAGAATGTAAATTAAATAATAAAGATAGTGGTAAAGCACTTTGTCAAATGTGTATTTATTATAATATGGAACCAGAAGAAATTAAAAATAAAATTAAATATTTTGTTGTAATTACACCTAATAATTATGATATTTTTCCTGTTAGTACATTAAAATCTAAATTAGATAAAATTGCAATGATAATGGATACTGTTCATATTACTCCATGTAAAGCATATGATAATCCAACAATAAAAAATTTAATAGTATTTTCTGAATCTACATATGAAGGTGTAGAACATCTTAATTGGAGAAATATGGAAGATATGGGAGATATTATAAAAACATTAATAGATAAAGCAACAAAAGACGCAATTAAAGAAATAGAAAATGGAAATAACAATAGACGAGTTGCTTAAAGGAAAAGCAACCAAAATTAAGGAAAAAGCATTTTATCAAACTGAGGCATATGTAACTCCTTTCTTAGATAGAATGCAAAAGATTACTAATGATTTTAAAGTCAAAGTAGAACTTCCAGATCAAATTACTGTAACTCAGAAAGATGATGTGGACTTTGATGATATTACTTATAATAGAGTATGGATTCAAGGTGTTTTACCACAGGAGTATGACATTGAGAATCATCAAGATGTAATCGGAATGGTATATGGATTGGATGTTCGTAAACCAATTGTTAAGTTCTATAGAGGAGGACTTAATAGAGCTTGTTGTAATTTATGTGTTTTTGATCCTTCTTATTTAAAGGTTCAAGAACTTGCTCCAGAAAAAGCTATTAACTTTACTGGATTGGATAATATTATTGAGAAAACTAATGAGATTAAAGACTTTTTAAATTTCTTACATACAACACCATTTTCTCGGGATGAACAAAATATAAACGAAAATCTTGGAATGTGGGTGAGAAATACTCTTGATCTTAATTTTGATAATGGACTTAGTAAAGCTAAGTTGGCAACTTCTATGGCAGTCGATGCCTATAAACTTTTATTTAAAGATGCAAAGTCTCCTTATTTTGTAAATCCTGGAACTAATACTGATATGTTTAGAATTTATAATGCATTTACTGAACTTATTAGTAATAAAGACAAGGATATTATGAATGAATGTGAAAAGACTTTGTTAGTTAAAGATATAATTGGATTAAATGAATACTAATTTTATAAATGTGCTTACTGCTGTTGGAGGTAAGTATTTAAGAAAAGATTCTTATGGAGAAATTCAAGTTAAGAATATTCTTGATAATTTAAATGTTAAATACAAACAGGAAAAATTAATTACAGTTCCAATTTGGGGTAAAGACCGTCTTATTAGAGCTGATTTTTATCTTCCAAAGCAAAACTGCATAATTGAATTTAATGGTAAGCAACATTATGAGTATATGCCAGAATATCATAAAAGTGAAGGTTCTTTTAAATATCAACAAGAAAGGGATGCAGAACTTGAAAAATATTGTTTAAGAAATAATATTAATTTAATGGTATTCCGGTATGAAGATTTCAAGAGTGGAAAAATGAAGCGGGATATTACCAATATGGTAAATATGCAAGGAAAGATGGGAGTTATTGATTTCCCTGAAATTTTATAATTTGGATTATTCAAAATAAAATACTATATTTATATCCTAACAACATTTAATGAGTATGAATATAATTAAAAGAAACGGACAACGAGAAATCGCAAATCCTGGAAAGATAAAGGCAGCAATAAAAGCTGCCTTTTCTGCCTGTGGATACACTTTAGATGAAGAGGTATATGATAAAATTACAAATCATGTACCATTATGGGAAGATATAGTAATAGATGATATTCAAGAACAAGTTGTAGAAACCTTAAGAGAATTTGGATATGATGAAGTTGCAGATGCTTATATAATTTATAAAGCAAAACGTGACGAAGCCAGAAAAATGGTTGAAGACCAAATTAATTTCATGACTAATTATATAAATAGTAATGAAAATGCAGCCTCATCTTCTAATACCGATGGTAATGCTAATATTACTTTAAAGAATGTTTCTAATCTTGAATCTGAAGTTCCAAAAGACAAGAATAGACTTGTTCAAAGAGCTTGGATGAAGAGAGCTTTAAATGAACTTTCTCCAGATTTAGCTAAACAATATGAGAAAGATTTAAAACATCATATCATATACGCACATGATGAAGCTTCTTCTCCAGTAGTAAAGAATTATTGTGAAGCAGTAACTTTATATCCTCTTGCTACCGATGGTACTAGTTCTATGGATGGAACTGGAACTAAACCACCTCAGCATCTTTCTACTTTTGCCGGACAAATTGATAATCTTTTATTCTTATTAAGTGCTCAATGTAAAGGAGCAGTAGCTTTTGGTGAATTTTTTAATTTCTTTGACTACTATGCAGTTAAAGATTTTGGTCCACATTATCATTTAAAATCTGATTTATATGCTGATAGTGAGTATGTAACTAATCGTAAAACTATTGGACAAAAGATTGATCAAATATTCCAACAAATAGTATATTATTGGAATCAACCCGCTGGAAATAGAGGAGCACAAAGCCCGTTCAGTAATATTTCATATTATGATAGTAATTACTGGCATGCTTTGTTCGATGATTTTTGTTTTCCAGATGGAACTAAACCAGAATGGGAGCGTATTGATTGGCTACAAAGAAGGTTCATTCATTGGTTTAATGAAGAAAGGACCAAAGTACTACTTACTTTCCCTGTTGAAACAATGGCACTTCTTACTGATGGTAAAGATGTTATAGATAAGAGTTATAAGGATTTAACAGCAGAAATGTGGTCTAAAGGACACAGTTTCTTCTTATATATGTCTGATAATCCTGATAATCTGGCGTCCTGCTGTCGACTCCGTAATGAAATTCAGGACAATGTATTCAGTTTCACCAATGGGTTAACAGGAGTTCAGACAGGTTCTTGTAATGTAATTACTCTTAATCTTAATAGAATTGTACAGGATTGGGTAAGATCTAGATATGGAATTACTGCTAGACGTCCTCTGAAAGTAACTGATTATGAGTACTTTGCAGAATACTTATCTGAAATAGTAGAAAGAGTTCAGAAATATCATATAGCATATAAACACAATCTTTATATGTTTGAAAAAGCTGGACAATTTACAGCTTCAACAGCTGGTTATATTAAAATGGACAAACTTTATTCTACTATTGGTCTTAATGGAATTAATGAAGCTGCCATGTTCTTAGGAATGAAAGTTTCTTATAATGAAGAATATAAAGACTTTTGTAGACTTATTACAGGAACTATAAGTGAGCTTAATAAGAAAAATGGTAAGAAAGGATATCTATTCAATACAGAATTTGTTCCCGCAGAATCATTAGGTTCTAAGAATTTTATGTGGGATAAGAAAGATGGTTACTGGGTTCCGGAAGATGGTAGGGTACTTTACAATTCTTATTTCTATGATGCTCATGATAATACTTCTCCTCTTGAAAGACTTCATATGCATGGAAGAGAATTTACAGAGTTATTAGATGGTGGAGTTGGAGCACATATTAATCTACAAGACCATCTTTCAAAGAAACAGTATCTGGATTTGATTGATAAAGCGATTGAATGGGGAACTTCTTACTTCACATTTAATATTCCAAATACACAATGTGATGATTGTGGATTTATTAGTAAACAAA